CTCCCACCAGGAGTGCGATTCCCACTGAGGGCATGAGCCCCAAGGAGAAGATCGCCTACGCAGTTTCACGGCAAAGCCGTGAAACAGGAGGGGCATAGGGAGGCAAAAATGAGTAATTCAATTAAATTTGCAGCCCTGCTGCAAAAAAGGAGGATCTAGCTAATGGCACTAACTTTAGACGAAGCATCAAAACTGTCTAACGACATCTTGCTCCAGGGCATCATCGAGACCATCATCAAGGATAGCCCCATCCTGCAGCAGATGCCGTTCATAAACATCGTGGGCAACGGCCTCACCTATAACCAGGAGCACGGCCTCCCCGGAGTCGGCTGGTATCATGTCGGCGAGGAATGGGCTGAGTCCGCTCCTACCTTCACCCAGCTAACCGCCAACCTCAAAGTCGTTGGCGGAGACGCCGATGTGGACAACTTCCTCAAGGCTACCAGGTCAAATATCCAGGACCTGGAGGCAGCCGTCATTGAGTCCAAGGCCAAGGCAGTCAGGCACGAGTTCGAGAAGGTCTTCCTCCAGGGAGACAGCGCTGTGGACGCAGACCAGTTCGATGGCCTCTTTAAGTTGCTTATGGGCACCGCCTGGACAGCCGACACCGCTATGGAGGTGGGCGACATCGTGGTTCCCACCGCAGGACTGGAAAACGGCTTCAGGTATGAGTGCACCGCAGCGGCAGGGGATAAGAAGACCCACGCTACCACCGAGCCCACCTGGCCGACTGTCGAGGGTGGAACGGTCGTTGATGACCAGGTCACCTGGACCTGCCGATTCGGCAGCCACCTCGGCTCAGGAGCCAACGGCGCTACCCTGACCCTATCCAAGATTGAGGAGCTCGTTGACATCGTCAAGGGCGGCAAGCCCGAGATGCTGTTGATGAGCCGCCGCAGCCGAAGAAAGGTGCAGGCCCTTATCCGAGCCTCAGGCGCTATCCTGGAGACCATACCAGGCAGGTTTGGGGAGCAGATCCAGATGTATAACGGCATCCCCATCGCCATATCCGACTGGGTCAAGGATGACCGGGTAGTGGGCACCAGCGCCGATTGCTCCACCATCTACGCCTTCCAGATGGGAGAGGGCGCCATATGCGGCCTCACCAGCCCCGAGGCGCTCCAGGTGGAACGCATCGGCTCATTGGAGACCAAGGACGCTACCAGGACCAGGGTTAAGTGGTATGTATCACTGGCCCTGTTCTCGGCGGTGGACGATATCGCCACCACCGAGGACTCCAACGAGATAGATATCTCCAGCCTGTTAAAGCTCCTTAAGGTCTACTCCGTTGAGTTCCCCATCGGACAGAAGCCGCCATACTACCAGAGGTTTAGCGTATGGCAGGCCACCATCCACATGGGAGATGGAGGCAACGGAGAAGACGCCCGTATCAGGTGGGGCAAGCTCCACACCCTGGACGCCGAATCGTCCACCATCCCCGAGCAGTTCAACGAGATCATCGTCCTGGGCGCCACCGGTTACCTGGCCACGTCGGCATCGGTCTATACCGTGGACCGGGCTACCATCGCTGGCAAGTGGGCTACGATTAACTTCCTCAAGTGGGGCCAGGCCAGGCTCGCCCGCTATGAGCAAAAGCTCAGGTCCATCGCCCTGGATAGCAAGGTCGTCAGTAAGGAGCTGTATACCCATGATTGAAAGCAATAGGGGTGCGCACCCCTATATCCCCTCTCCACCGAGGACAGTTGTAAATTTACAACCACCTTCCCATCCCTTGAGGGGAGAGGATAAAAGGTGAGGGTGAAATAATGATTGAAGTTGGAGTGCTAAAGACCTGGGACAGCGCCAATTATAAGGCTGGCGTTCAGCTCGCACGCTCGCTGACCACCTACTTCGACGACATCAACGTGGCCAGGAATATCCCATCGGCAGAGATGACCGCCGGCAGGCGGGTCATCGTGGTTATTCCCGAAGGAAACCCCAAAGACGCCGTCGTCATCGCAGTCTATACAGTATGAAGGAGGAACCAATGACCAAAGTAAAAACACCCTCTCCTCTCCCTTGACGGGAGAGGATTAAGGTGAGGGTGAAGGAGGAAATTATGGCTGAATCAAAAGTAAAAGAAGCAGTCGAAAAGTTTGCAGCAAGGCCACGGCAAAGCCGTGAAACGGGAGGGGCATAACCAGTAACCTAATTCAATTTGCCCGAAGGGCAAAAAAGGAGGCAATAATGAGTAATTCAAAAATATCTGCGGCTCTGCCGCAGACCAAGGAGGGGCTCCCCAAGGAGGCCTTCGCCATCGTCGGAGACCCCGAGGAGCCCGAGACCTGGAAGCTGCCCCATCATACCAGGGCCATCTTCAGAGCTCTCCAGGGCAGGCTCAATATCGAGAAGACGGTCGACTGGGACCGCATGCCGGCAGCCGTGGCCGCATTGTCCAGGGGCGGCCACCGCGGGGAGAGGGTCCAGGCCCCAGAGGAGCAAATCATCAAGGCCGCTAAACACCTGGCAGCCCATTACCAAAAAGCGGGCAAATCAGTGCCCGACACCCTGGGGGTACTCATTTGACGGGCTCATGTGTGGTTATATCCCACAAAAGAGGCCAGAGGCCCTTTCTCGGTCAAAATAGAGGGGGGTTGTAGCTAACATAACATGAAACTTATTGCCGACACGTTCAGAGCAGCCGCCAGGCCCGTTGTTACCATCATTTTCGCCGCCACCATCGCTCAGTTGGTCACCCAGGGAATTGACCCACCCGACTGGTTCATTAGCCTGGCCATCCCGGTGATCCTGTGGTGGTTCGGCGAAAGGACAGTCACCCACATCAAGGAGAAGAAACAATGACCAGTAGGGGTCGCGACCCCTATCTCCTCTCCCTTGAAGGGAGAGGATTAAGGTGAGGGTGAAATGAGGGATAAAATCAAGGACTTCATCAAGTTCGAAATCCTCTGGAACCTGCCCGAGCTACACTGGCGCCACTACTACTACCGCATCATCGGCTTCGCCATGGGCGGAGCCGGAGCCGGCATGATGCTCGATGAGCTGATCCACGGCCCATTCACCCTGACGCCATCCAACCACGAGTTCTGGGGCCTGATCATGGTCATCGCTGGCGCCATGCTCATTACGGAGAAACCCCATGGCAAGGAGTGAAGCAAATCAAAAAGCAAAATGAAAAATGCAAAGGTAATTCTTGATCTTTGATTTGTAATTTTGATGTTTTATTTTTGAGTTTTAATCTAGTTTAGTCATGAGAACCCTATCAGCCACCCATAGGAAAATCTAAGAAAGGAGGACAACAATGGCAGAATTTAGCGACTACCTCGAAAACAAAATCATTGACCACATGCTGCGCAACCAGGCATACACCCCGCCAGCTACCATCTACCTGGCTCTGTTCACCACCGCCACCGATGACGCCGGCGGTGGTACCGAGGTATCCGGAGGGGCCTATGCCAGGCAGGCGGTTAGTTTGAGTGCAGCTTCGGGCGGAGCCTCAGAAAACAGCGCCGACATCACCTTCCCAACCGCTACGGCAGACTGGGGAACGGTAACTCACGTTGCCTTGATGGACGCCCTTACCGGCGGGAATATGCTGCTGCATTCCCCGCTCGACGCCAGCAAGACGGTCAATAACGGCGACACCTTCAAGATCACCGCCGGAGATCTTGACGTCGCAGTTCAATAACTGTTGCTTAGCAGAGTCACCAACGGGAGAAACTAAATGGCATGGCTAAGTCCGACCGGCGGTAGTGCCACTAACTGGGTTGACATCCCCAACGCCTACGATGACGATACAGCAAGTAAGGCAGCCTGTTACGGCTGCCTTGACCCCCTAGAGCTAACTCACAGCGCCATAGATTGCAATAAAATCCAGATATATCCCACCTATACCAGAACCTGGGTTATTGAGGTCTTTTACGATGGAGCTTACCATGAAATCTATAATGGCTCTCTCGCAGGAGGCGAATGGCATGAGATAAGCATCCCTGCCGGAACAAAATCCGTAACTAAAGCCAGGATGCATACCACTGCCACAGCCCAATATCTCAGCGAGTTTGACTTCTGGGAAGTTGAAGGAGAGACCCACTATGGTTCAGCCACACTCTCAGGCACCGGTAGTCTGTCAGCTAGCGGCAGACGCATCGTAGCAGGGCTCGCAACACTGTCAGGGGTAGGCACCCTGGCTGCTCTTGGCGGCTATCTTCACCTGGCCGCAGCAAGCCTAACCGGCACCGGTTCCCTCAGCGCCCTGGGACAGGTTTTCAAGCTCGGTGCCGCTTCTCTATCAGGCGTCGGCAATCTAGCCGCCTCCGCCGCTGCCACACTGGCCGGTAAGGCTACCCTGTCAGGGACCGGCAGCCTGGCTGCCCTGGGAAGATCCATCCTGGCAGGTGCCGCTGCCCTCTCTGGCCAGGGAAGTTTGACCGCCTCAGCCATGATCGTGCTCTTTGGCAAAGCCACGCTGTCCGGGACTGGCGCTCTATCCGCCCAGGGCATTCGGATTGTAACCGGCATAGCCACTCTAGCCGGGGTAGGCTTCCTCAGCGCCGCAGCAAAAGTTTTCGGCCTCATGGCCACCCTCCAGGCCGCCCAGAAGAAGCCTGATAGGCTCCCCTACGTCGAGGCCAGGGTCTACGACTTCGAGCAGGGAATCAAACGGCTATCCTGGACCAGGCTATATGAAGGCACAGAACAAGACAACCACCACGGCATTGCCTTCGACGGCCAGGGCTCTATGCACCGTATCAGGGCCGACGGCAGCAACCTCTACCGCCAGAAGATAACTAGCCCCGATGAGAGCTCTGACTATTCCCAATGGACAAACATAGCCACCGACTGCGCCGGTCCCTGTGCTATCGCCGCCCAGGGAGCTAAGGTCTATATCTTCTATAAGACCACCGGGAACGTCCTGTGGAAGCTATATTCCCATAACTATGGAGAGTCCTGGTCCAACGCTCAGCTCGTTGATTACGCCGATGTCCAGTCGATGTCCGCCTCCTGGTGGGGAACAGGCGATATCGTCGTCTGCTTCGCCCTGGCTCGCCAGGCCGGCCTACATCGCATCAATGGCATCGTCCTGGATTCCTCAGACCAGTCAACTTCGCAGCACGAGTACACCCTGTCCAATCTAGGCGGCTTCTATACCTACGGCATTGGCTCGACCTATTTCTCTAACAAGATTGCTATCATCTTTGCCGGCAGGTGGTCGTCTACCCCCTATAACTTCTATGTCCTCTGTCGCACCGAGTTCAGCGATACCTATAACTTCCTTGCCCCCGATTACTTCCTTACCGCCCCAGAGGGAGAGGACATCACCTATGAGTATCCCGACTGTCATATCCCCCAGGATCCTCAGGACTATGAGGGGGTTCGAATCCTCTCCGTGGAGAAGTTCACCGGTACCACCGCCTATACCCGCCCTCTCACCTCTCACATGGTCAAGGGCTCGGCCTTCTCTGAGATGGCCTACACCGAGCCCAAGCCCTTCCTCAATCTAAGCTCGGACTACGGACTACGTATCACGTCCACGGCAAGCCGTTGGTGGATGGAGCGCCCCGACGGCGTGTGGCATGCCCCACGAACAGTAGGAGCCCCCCTGGATCTAACCCAAGACATCCTCTCCCTCACCCAGCGTATCTCCTCTCCCTCGACGGGAGAGGGTCAGGGTGAGGGTGCTCTCACCATCGAGCTCGACAACCACCGCGGCCAATACGCCACCCCTGGCAGCGGAGCTCTCGCTTCGCTTCGCTTTCGCAGCGAAGTCGTCCTGAACCTCGGCTATAAGACCACCGAAGGCAACCTGGCATTAGAAGCAGGCACCTACTGGATTGACGCCTGGGAGTATCGTAGTGCGACCCTTCAGGGTCGTGCCTCTGGTACCTCAACCTTCGTCCTTCGCTGCATAGACGGCTGGGGACTGGCCGATAACTGGTCAGCCCGCCATCAGATGAGGTGGAATAAGGACGAGGTCGGCCCTAAGACTGTGTGGCAGATCCTTAAGGCTATCCTCGGCAGGACGGGCATATTGCTCACCAACACCCCGGCTAAACCCCAGTCATCAGCCATCAACAACCTCTACCCCGACTTCACCATCCAGGCAGGCACCAGCGGGACCGCCGCCATCAGGCGCCTTCTATCCTTCGTCCCCGATAAGCTCGTATTCCGAGGCCAGGAAGCCTTCACCAAGAATCCCCTATCCGATGAGGCCAGCTGCTACTCCTATAAATTCCAGGGTGAGGGCGCCATCCACGCCATCCTGGCCGGCGAATATGGTGAACAGGACGCAGGAGCGTGCCGACGCCATTCTCCGAACGGCGTCGCTGCAGGCGCAGCGGGGCAGCCTTCTAGTCCCCACCAACTGCGGACAGGAGCTGCTGGATGTCATTACTGTTACCGATGAGCGATGTGGCATCTCCGGAGAGAAGTACCGAGTCGAAGGCATCCAAACCGACTACCGCTCGCAGCGAGGGAGCTACACCCAGCGCTTATCGCTTGCTGCCCCTTAGAAAGCATCAGCCAATTCAGCAATCTGCTTTGCTGACGCTCAGGATTTGGGGGAAGCACTGTATCCTTAACCTGGTTCACAAGGAATGGAGACCAGACCCTTTTTTATGGCTATGACTACTGCCTGGGTCCGGGCATTGGCGTTGAGCTTACGGAGAATGGAGGTTATGTGGTTCTTGATGGTCTGCTCAGTGACGCTTAATACATCGGCAATCTGCTTATTGAGGTAGCCCTCAGCCATATAATGGAGTATCTCCGTTTCTCTGGGTGTAAGGGGCGAAGTGACTTCGGCAGTCCCCTTCTCTCTGGAGAGGTCGTAGAACTGCTCCAATATCTGCTCGGCTACCTTGGGTCGGTTGGTCAGTGATTCATTTATGGGGTGTTCACCCCGAGCGCATCGCTCGATAGCTTCTACCAGCTCATCACCAGTGCTCCCCTTACTCAAGCAAGCTGAAGCCTGGGCCTTTATTGCCTGGAAAAACTGTTCATCTTCTGGTTGCGGAGTGAGCATGATGACAGCCACGCTGGGCAGGCGTTGCTTTATAGTGCGGCACAGTTTTACACCATCGACAAAACTAACATTGGTACCTAAAAGCACCACCTCAGGAGGCGCGAGCTCAATGGCGGAGAGTGCCCCTTCATCAGCGTCGGCTTCCCCTGAAACCTCTATATTGGCCACATGGGAAAGGGAACTGCGTATACCCTGACGAAACAAAGGCTGCTGGTCAATTATGAATACCTTAGCCAACTTACCCTCCAATATATTATCGCCTGTGAGGCCTTAAGTCCTCTTATCATAGTTTAACACACCTGGCGTAGAATGCAAATTTTGCCCCGGCAGCTTATTATGTGGAGCGCGGGCAGTGAAGCAACTCACAGATTCTCTTGCTCAGTTCGTAGCGCGACCCTGATGGAG